CCGGATATATTATTAAAATTATTCTGATCCGTGAGAAAAACCTTCAAAACCAGAATCTTTTACCGAATCATTTGATTCTGCTATACTAGATTCTGACGAGCTTGCTTGTTCGTGACTCGTGACGTGTTTGGTCCAATCATCCATTAAACAAGCTTTCATATTAGGTTGAAGATTTTTTCCTATTTTGGAAAAAAATTCGATAGTAAAATTTATTGCATCAGCATGAGTTAATTCTTGTTTCATTTTTAAATTTTCCTTATTTTTAGAACGGGATGTCGTCTTCTGTAATTTTTGCAGCCACTTCTTTAGTGCCATTGTTTGAATCCTGTGATTTAGCAGTTCCTAAGAATTGAAAATTTTCTACGACAACTTTCATTCTACTTCTTTTATTACCTTCTTTGTCTTCCCATTCATCGAGTTTTAAACGACCTTCTACAAATACGGGTCTTCCTTTTGAAAGATATTTAGCCATGATTTCGGCCGTCTTTCCCCACGCTTCGCATTCTACAAAAGTCGTTTCCTCTTTTTTATCTCCATCTTTTGACCAAGTCCTATTGCAAGCTACTCCTAGATTAGTTACAGATGTGCCAGATTCTAACAATCTAGTCTCTGGATCTCTAGTTAAATTTCCTATTATCATTACTTTGTTAAGATTCGCCATTGTTTGTTACTCCATATAATTGGCTAATATTTGTTTTTTACTATATATTATAGCATTGTCCTTCGAATTATTACACTATTTCTGATAAATTTCTTACACACCACCCTCCGTTTCATGTTTTATTTAATACAAAATGATAAGAATCTGTTTCGTTCATTTTTTCTTTGTATATATTGTATTGCTCTGGAAAACAGGCTAATCTCAAAAATCCTGTTTTGTCAGAGACCACTAATTGACACATATGAGAACCCGGATTTTTTCCTTTTTTAGTGACTAAAGGAATGATCTGATCTATTACTGCAGCAACTTTGATGTTTTGAGACGAGTCAAAGTTTTCAGTATACTTATAACACTGTTTACATGTTAATTCTCTATATATTTCTTTATCGTCTATAGGAGAACATGTTAAGAACATTCCTAACAACTTTTGTTCTTCATTTGATTTCCAAGTAAAAGTATCCTTATTAGCTATGTTTAACTCTTTGGCTTCAGACAAAACATAGTCTTTTCTTTTTTTAGTAGAGATCTCTTTTCCGCATCTAGTCAATAAATTTTTAAAGTCCTGCAGAGTTTCTAATGATAGAATATTTTCAGATATAAATATCTTTTCTTTATTACTCAGCTGTTTGACTATATCAAGTATATCTATTAATACTATTCTCGGTATTGAAAAACAATCACATGCTCCGGATTTAATTAGACTCTCTATACCTAAGCTACGAAATTTTTTCTTTTTATTAATATCTATATAAAAACTAAATAATTCTTTCCAAGACGATATCTTATTATTTTTTATTATTTCTATATCATTTTTTGATACATGTTTTATATGACTGAGCCCATATATTATAGCTTTTGTTTCTTTTATCTTTATGATTTTGAATTCTTCATTTTTCTGAAGAATATTAGGAGGAAGTATTTTTATATCTATCATCCTAGCTTCATTAATCAGTTTGCTTAATTCTTCTTTTGGTTTTTGTTTCGCTTTGCTATAAGTCATATAGACAGTATAAAACTCATACGGATATAGAGTTTTTAGATATGCTGTTTTGTAAGTCCATATAGCATATTTTTTTGCATGAGCGTCATTGAAAGCATATCTCCCTGCACTTTTTATCATATCAAAAAGCTTGTTTGCTAAAGGCTTTTCATATCCATTATGTANACACCCNTCTATAAATTTCTTTTCTAATTCATTAATGAGTTTACTATCTTTTTTNCCAATGCCTTTTCTTAGCTTATCTGTTATGACTAGCCTTGGTAGATAATCTAAATGAGACCAAGCTATTTCTTTTCCTAAAGCCATCAAAGATTCTTGAAAGACCAAAATCCCTCTTGTGGGTTTTAATATTTTGTTAATCTTTTCATCGTCAAAAAGAACGGCTTTTCCGCTACCTTGTTTTATATCACAATACTGTTCAAGCATCCCTGTTTCTANTCCTGCAGGACGAATTAAAGCTAAAAGAATACTAAGTTCTGTGATATTTTCTGGTTTTAGTTTCTTAGCCCATGTTTGACCTAAGCTAGATTCTAGTTGAAAAACTCCACAAGTATATCCGTTTTGAATGAGTTTTCCATGTTTTATTGTTATTAAAATGAATGTTATCGATACTTACATATCTATTAGACTTTTGCGGTTTCTTTGTTTTCATCTTTTATTACAATCTTTGATCTAATTTTTCCCATAAAGATTAAATATCTTCTTAGCATTTGTGCAGTTTTTAAAGCATCTTCACAACCGTCATGAACATCTGAAGATCTTTTTTCAATATTCAATAATTCTAAGAAGCTGTCTAGTTTGTGGTTTTTCATTTTTTGTTTATGAAACGCTGTAAACATAAGGGGTAAAACGTCTATACTAAAATACGCCCAAGGCTTGTCGTCTTTTTTTTGGTTTATTAATTTGTATTCGTCCATTGCATATTCTAAGAATCTATCATCGAAAGAACCGTTATTATAACCGCATCTTATGGGAGCTGTCCAAAATTTTCCTGTAGGGTTAAAACTCTCTATATATTTTTTGAACTTATTTAATCCTGTTTTGGGATGAAGTCCTTCTGATAATGATCTCTCCCACAAGTCCTTACCTATAACTTCTATAGCTCTTTCTTGAGCACATTCTGGTCTTTGAGGTTTTAGCAATATTTCAAATGTGTCAGATATTTCATAATTCTGATATTTGATAATTGCTGCCCCTATTTGTATTATTTCACAACCCTTTTTAAAATCTACTCCAGATGTCTCTAAATCATATACTACAAAGTGCCTATTGTGATTAGCCATAATTATTCTAAGATAAAATCTAATTCCTTTTTTATTAATTCTTGTTCTATCAATCTATTGTCAACACCTCTTTTAATTTCTGTTTTTAACTCTCTTGATAATTTATTTATAAATAATTGTATAGTAGAATCTTTTATTGTATTAGAGATGTTTTTTCTTTTTATGTCAAAAAGATTTCCGTTATGCCCGTCTGTCATTGACGATATTAAAGTAAAAGTTTTTACTATTAAAAACTATATCATAGTCATGTTCTTTTCTATTTTTTTCTATGTATTCATTGGGAGCTTGAATTTCTACTTCTTGTTTTTTTAGATAATCCATTACTCTAATTAATTTTTCTAACATTTAAATTCCTTATTTAGAATGTATTTCTATATGACAATTAGCACATACTAATTCGCATTTTTTTAATTCTTCTACTATTTTTTCCCATTTCCAGTCTAAGATGTTCTTATAGTTAGAATCTTTTTCTTTAGGATTTGTGTGATGACATTGTAAACTTACTTTATGTTTGTCATATCCGCATATTTCACATTTTCCTCCCATGTGGGCCAATATTCTTTCCCTTTTTAATTGTCGTAAAAACTGTTTTGCTTCATATTTACACGTCTTGCAAATATTGCTTCTCTTGTCTTTATTTTTGTTATCCACATGGTAGAATTTTATATGTCTATTTTGTTTACAAACCCTACACCTTTTCTTTTTTTTCTTAAATAGTCTCATAAATCACCTAAAAACGTATTGTTAAATATTTAACAATATCTCTTCTTCATAATCTTCTTCCTTATTATATTCTATTTCGTTCTTATTACCATTCACCATCTGTTGAATAAGAAATGTTTTTTCTAACATAGAAACGCTAAGAATATCTATCTTTACTCCTCCTATATATTCAATATCAGAACCTTCTATATCTATGACCATTTCTTTAATGGAACTAAGATACCTGATTGGAAAAAGATTTTGTAATGGCTGATTAGAAATAATTATTCCTGCCGCATGAACAGATTCATTTTTTGCTAATTGTTCTAAAGATATAGCTATGTCGAAAATTTCTTTATAATTATCATAGGCTTCTTTTACCGAATTGACATTGTCTATATTCCATTGGATGATTCCATAATCAGGTTCTTCTTTCCTTATTTCGGCTAATTCGTCAGATATTTTTGCTTCATCTGTCATTCTTTTAGTAATATCGTTACATATCTCAAAATAGTTTGATGTTGGCTTGACCAACTTAAACACTTCTTTCAGAGCCCCTTTACCTTTAAATCTTTGGTGGGTAATGATATGTCCTACACAGTCTTTTCCATATTTTCTTCTTACATATTCTATTAGATGTTCTCTAAATGAAGAAGGTATATCTATATCTATATCTGGCATAGACACATTTTCTTTAGTATTTCTTCCTTCGTTATAAAATCTTTCAAGAGGAAGTTCTGTCTCTTCTGAATATTCTTTCGCGGGATCTGGGCGTAACGGATCAATAGAAGAAAAACCTAATAGATATGACCCCATACATCCTGTAGCAGACCCTCTTACATCTACTGGAAGACCGCACTTTTTAGCAAAGTCAATAATATCTTTTACGATTAAGAAATACCCTGCTATATTAGCCTTTGTGAATATATCTAATTCTTTTTTTATTCTCTCCCCGTATCTGTCTTTTAAGGGCTTGTTTTTTTCTTTATTTAAACCCTTTTCTTTATATCCTTTTACATATAATTCTCTTAAATATTCATTACTATTTTTTACTATATGATCGTTTATTTTAAAATTAGGAAGAATTGGATTGGATCTTATTTCGTATTTTTCAATTAACTTTAGTAATTGCAATGTCCTTTCTCCCCCTTCTATACTCTCCTCTAAATGAGTTTTGGGATCTTTTGTATAGAATATTCTATAATCATGAAAATCTTTCATGTCATCTGTAACTTTTTTTACTTTATCTACTCTAGATTTTAGAATGATTTCATGTATGTTTTTATCTTCTTGATTTAGATAATGAATATTGTTTGAAGGTAACCAATTTTCTGTGTAATTTGTTACATAATGTTTTATAGCTTTTAATATTGGAAGGTCTCCATAATCAAAAAAAGTAAAGACATTGCTAAATATATTTTCATATTTCTGCACCAAAGCCTTTATTCGATCTTTTGCATCATCTCTTAAGAAAGATCTTATTTCTTGTTTGGTAGAACTTTTGTAAGCGTCTTCTCTATCTGTAAAAATAACATCGGATATTTCACTAAAAATATCTCCTATTAGACATATCAATCCTGTTCTATAATTAATTAGATCGTCTATATTTAGATAAGGTATATCTTGAGAGGGATTTTCTTCTATTTTCTTGTTGCTAATAGATACTAATTTTATTAGATTAAAATAACCAGTTTTATTTTTCGCTATTAAAGTAAGTCTATTTAATTTTTTAGTATGTATATTATAAGTGTTGACTTCGCATCCTATTATAGGAATAATGTCGTTGTTATTTGCTTCTTTGAAGAATTGCACTACTCCTTTGAGATTTGAATGGTCTGTTAAACAAATCGCAGGGATTTTGTATTCAACAGCTTTTTTCATTAAATTAGGTATATGGACAGTCGAATCTAGTATACTCCATTGAGTATGTAGATGAATAGGTATATATGTCATAGTTTTTAATAAATATTTCTTCTATTAGATGTAGAACCTTCAGAACTTAGTTTTTTATTTTTTTTGATTTCTTCGATTTTTATTGATTGTGTTTTCCATAGTGTTATGAGTCATATAAGCAAATATTTTATCGCATATGGATATTCCGTCTTTATTTTTAGTCTTTCCAAAAATGACAAACATTTTTACATTTCCAACTAGCGTCTTTTGGGTTCGTTTCTTTTAGTCTACAAGGGCAATAATCTTGTCCTACAGCTTCAAATAATTTTTGTCAATAAATTATATGTTTTTTCTTCTATCTTCTTCACTAAAAACATACAGTAAAGACTCCTCCGTCGTTTATAAAATTAATGGTCAAAAGCCTATTAGTATATTGAGGAAATTTTAAAGATATCGCTAGATCATAGATCCTTAATTGTATGTCTTTTGAAGATAGATAATCATAGTCTTTTAATTCTCCAGTAACCCAATCGGTTCTTTTTCCTGTTTTGTAATCTATTATTTCTATAGTATCTTCACTTACCTTTGTTATTAAATCAACCGTTCCTCTTAATTCTAACCATCCTTTATTTGAGGTTTCTTCTATAGGCAGTTCGTCGTTAGAATAATAAAANCCCGGTTTNTTTATNGGTATTTGGAATCTGAATTCCGTATCTATTATATTTAACTTTAAAGGATTGTATAAACTGTCTAGNACTTTTTTTATACTTTTTTGGCAAAATTTATAATCCGCTTTTTTAAAATCGAAACGATGTCTTTCTTCTTTACTATATCTTTCATAACAGATTTTTAATAAATACTCTGGATCTATGTATTTGTCATTTAATAAATAATGATTGTTTTTTTTGCATCTGGCTAAAATTTCTAATACATGATGTATTATTGTTCCTAATAGAGCTTTTTTTCCTGCTAAAACATTTAATTCCTAAAAACGTATTCTAAAAAAATATTTGTGAGGACATTCTTTGTATGTGTTATAACTACTACTTCTTATATATTTTATATCCAAAAATTAAAATTCCAAAATTAAGCTAAAGTTTTTTTATCAAATCCATCAAAACATCTCCATGACAACTTAAAGGAGAACAAAAACATCCTAAGATTTTTCCTTTAAGTGAAGAAAGGCTGTCAAGTATCTGTTGTCTTTTTTCTTGTTCTATTTCTGTAAAATTCGTACCTTCTAACCATTGTCTATAACACTCTACCGCTTCTTCTCTAGAAGAAACAATAAAAGCAGCCTTTGTTTTTTCATTCCTGTGAGTCCATAAATTCCCATATATAGAAGGCCTTCCTATATATACATTATATTTTTCTTTCTTGCAATGAACTAAACTTGTTTTGTTATTAGTCAATACAACTATCTTTTTGTTATTTGGATGATTATAATTTAAAGGATTTATATGAATGATAGGTTTTTCTGTTGATTTTAAATACCGTACACAATTAAAAGTTCCTCCATGATCTTTTCCGTCCCAAACAGCAATTGCTATATCGCAATCGTTAGACATAGATTCGTTTCTTATTTGCATTTTTTTTGGAGAATATTTTCCTTCACTTATAATTTTCACTTCACATGATTTGTTTAATAATTCTTTATATTCTTTTTTTGACTGTTCGGGCCACATATTTTCTTGACCTTTGAAAGGCACATAGGATAAATACGGAATATCTAAACTCAAACAAACTAAGCAAAAATCTTGATCTGTTCCTTGCGCCATTCCACTTATAGCGATTATTTTTTTGTGTTTGTTTTTTAATATACTCAACACTTCCGACATTATATTGAAGATATATTTTCTTACAGGATTGTTCTTATCATAACCTAATAATTTATTAGGCCTATGTCCTGTTACCATTACGTAAAAATCTTTTTCTTTTTTCAATACGAAGTCTCTAATGATATATTATGCCAATTATTTACTATTCTAGATATTTCTTCATCTAGAGCTTCTAGTGTTCCTGAATTGTTGATAAGTTGACAATTTTCCATTTTATAGCTTTTAAATAAAAATTTCATAGCTTCTTTTTTGTCATATGCTTTATCGTAACATAGGCTAATCAAATTTGCTAAAATTTCAGATTCGTGATCTCTAAAATTTCCTTCTTTCTTGTTATTTGTTCTTTTTCCATTTTCATAAACGAATAAAAATTCTGAATTTAAAGATTTCATATAAGATATTTCGTTTTCATATCTAACATCGTCTACACAAATGGCAACATTGTTATTATTTTCTTTGATAATTTTAAAGACTTCTTTCTCCCATATTTTAACCCAATGATCTTTATCTTCTTTTCTTTTTTCAGCACCTATTCTTTGGCAATTTTCTCTATATTCTTTTGGAAAATCTGTTTTATTATACCCTAATTCGTTTTGAACATAGTCCTTGATGGGTTTTGCCATTGGCAATATGAAAGTCTTTAAACTAGGATATTCTAATGAAAATTTGTCTAATATTAACTTAGATATTGTAGACTTTCCTGCTTGAGCTTTTCCCAATATTCCTATTATTAAAATCATTCGTCTTCCTTTTTNTATTTATGATTACTCTTAAACACAGCTTCGGCGAATCCTTCTGGAGTTATGCTTCTAAGATCTGCTCTGTTAGAAGAAGGTGGCAATAAATGCATCTTGCTACCCTCTGTAGGTTTCACAGGCTTTTTAGGAGGCATGATGAAACCTCCTCCTGTCCATAAACAAGTCTTTTTTGTATACGGATCTCCGTAATCACAAGGGTCGAATGTGTAATCAGGTTTTCTATAATATGTAGATATTGTACTTACCGGATTTTCAATTAAATATGGAGAGCCGGTCCATTCTGCAATACTTACTGCTCTTTCAAATAACTCTAAAGCTTGTATTAGACCTTTTAAACCTTTATCTCTAAACCATCTAGCTCCGCTGACTGCTAGATTTGTACAAGGAGGAAAAAAAGAAAGCAAAAAGCTATCTTTTCTCTTGGAGGAATCCAGTTCAACATGTTTGCTTTTACTTTAATTATATTATTTTTTTCTGGTTCGTCTTCTTCGTGTTGTATATCCACACAGTAACATTTATAACCAGCTCTTGCCCAAGGTTGTACCATTACTGTAGATTTGTCAAAGCAACTTAATACTATCATTTATTCTAAATTTTCTGGATGAACTGATTCTAAAATTTTTGGATTTTCTTCGTCAAATAAATCTATTGATTCTGCTAAAGGTATTTCATAAAAAACAGGAATTCCTATAGCTTTAGCAAAAGCTCTCTCAGCTTTCGCCCCTTTGGAAATTTCCCAATTTGATAACATGTAAATTGCGTCAGCCTTTTTAGATATTTCTGTCATATCTCTAGACAATACTTTTCTTAAAAATACATTTGTGTAAGGAATCTTTTCTTGACCTAATTCTGATAGATCCATATCTGCAGGATTTAAAGGTTCCCACCCTGCATCTTTTAATTCTTCTGACTTTTCTTTAAATTTTTTAAAATTATGACCGGGGATCGCTCTCATCGGTCCTGCTATATAGATTATAGGCTTCCTATTTTTTTTATTCATTTATTATATCTTTCTATAAAACTATCTATCAAAGGTTTTAAATAAATATCAAATTCTTTTTTTTCTAAATCTCCAGGGTCTGTGTCTATAGGGAGTTTAGTGTCTTTTATACAAAAGACATTTTTCATAGAGCCTTCAAGTATTTGCCTAGAGGCTTCTTTTCCTGCTTTGTCTGAATCGTAACATAGTATTAAATTTATACACCCGTTTTTTACCAGAATAGTATATTGTTCTTTAGAGATTCCTAATCCTAAAGTAGAAACGATATTTTTGACTCCCATCTCCCATAAATTCCATACATCAAAGGGCCCCTCTGTTATTATAGCTGTTTTTGTTTCTTTTATATATCTTTGAGCCCTATTTATATTATATAGTTCTATATTTTTTTTAAAGTTTGTTGGAAAATGCCTCCATTTAGTATGGAAACTAATTTTATTTTTTTCAGGACAGTCTTTGTTTGAATCGTGATAGGATTTACATTTTGNGCATCTTTCAAATTCAGATCTTCCTGTAAACCCAACGATTCTATTATCAGAATTTCTTATAGGAATCAAAAATCTACCATGATACTGTTCGTAATTTTTATTTTTTACTACTCCTCCTTCAAAAAATTCTATAGTTTTTTCTGAAAACTTTCTATTTTTAAGAGAAGAATAATCTTTACTAAACAAGTTTAGCATTTCTTCTGTATAAACCCTGTTTTCTTTTTTGTTATTTATTTCGTGTTGAATCTTTGTTAGATAAATATCTTCATTTTCAATTACAGGTTTGTATTCTGAATTGTCTTTATTCTCTAAAGATTTTTTTAACCATTTTACCGATTCTTGAAAAGAACATTGCTTTATTCCTCTTACTAATCCTATCAAATCATTGCCATATTTTTTGTGGCATTGATGTGTAAAGCAATTCCATATATTTCCATTTGATTTATAACTGAAAGCAGAAGTGTTATCTCCTTTGTGAATAGGACATTCTTGCTTTATTCCTCTTTCAGTAATTTCTTCGAATCCTAATAGCTTTAAAATAAACTCATCATTTTCATTTGCAAGATTTTTTATATTTGTAATGTCTTTTTTAGAACTGTATTGCTTCATCGTCACCTAGGTCGTCTACTGAGAAGTCTTCTTCAATTACTTCGTAGTTATATTTGCCTTCTATGAATTGGGCTATATTTAAATTTGATATAACATTTATGTATTCGTTTGTTGGGTCCATACCTTCCCCAAATCTAGTTTCTATTACTATTAACTTTCTATCTCCGTTGTTTTTATTATCTCCGCTAGCAAAATCTTCATCAGTTTTTCTTTTTAGAATGGTCATATTTGAGCAAAACCACACTATTCTATCCGATGCTGAAATTGAAGCAGTATCTTGTCTAGAGATGCCGTCTCTATTTAGTTGAACAGCAGATAGAATTGGTAGATCATATTGAACAGCAAAAGTTTGTAATTTAGTCATGTAATCTCCTAAAAATTGATGTTCGTCATGTCTACCAGCTTCTTTTATATCCATTGTTTTTAGATAATCTAAAATTATCAAACAATCTTTTATTTTTCCATTTTCGTCTCTTCCAACATATTGACTCAACCATCTTCTCATAACAGATAAAGTCTCTTCTACTGAATTCCCCGCTACATTTATTAGATAAAAAGGTAGCTTTTTAATTTTTTCTAAAGATTTAGAGATCTGTTCTTTATCGAATTCGTTACTCGAGAATGAGCCCTTTTCTATTGAAGCTTGGTCTACCTCAGAAACTAAAGAAGTCAGTTTCACAGCCTGTATTTCTTTGTTTAATTCTGTATCTAAATATAAAACAGGAACATCTTGTTTAGATAGATTATGAGCCATGTTTAAACATATTGTGCTTTTCCCTACTTTTGGTCTAGCAGCGATTATGTTTACAGTTCCTCTTCTGTATCCTCCTCCTATCGCTTGATCGTACTTAGGGAATCCTGTAGGTAACCCTACTAATTTGACAGGATTATCTTGTAGATATAAAATATATTCAGGAATGAAATCTGACATATCTACTATATCGTTTTGATTTAATAATTCGGGGACAAAATCAAATATAGATTTTTCTGTATTAGATATTACATCTGTTAGTTTTTCATCCCCTGTATAAGTTGAGAGTTTTTTGGATACGTTTTGTAATTTTTTATGTAACTTATTGATTATGCTACAAGTTTTTATTTTTTTTAAAAATATCTTTATTTCATCTAAATTAGTAGACGTTGATTGGCATAGTTTTAAATATTCTATATCTTGTTGTTTTGATAATAATTTTTCTAAATTTAGTTTTTTTGCAGATGTAAGAATAGAATCTATAGTTATATTAGTTATCTCAGTTTCTTTTAGCATATCAGATACGCACTGGAAAATAACTTTGTTTTGTTCTGAATGAAAATCTGTTTTATTTAAATGACATTCTATCTCTGGATATATTCTACTGCCATATTGTATTAGATAACTTATTATCACTCTTTCTGCAGCTAAATCATGTTTTTCTTTATACGTCATATTTTCTACATAATTTATTTTCTATTTTTTGAATTTTTTCTATCGCAAGTAAAGCATAGAATAGTTTCTGATTCAGTCATTGTTGCCGGATACTCTTTTGCGTAATCAAATTCATTTCCACATTTATCACAGTTTCTCAAATCTGGAACATAGGGATCTCTAGTCTCTCTGATACTTTCTCTTTCTTTAGTCATGTTTTTTTATTAGCTTGTTTATATTCTTCGTCTTCCATTCCTGCTACTGATCCGGTTATAGCTCTTCCTTTAGGTTTTTGCTGATTTTTTTTAGACTGTCTCTTTTTTTTAGTTAGTTTATTTTTTTTAGTTGAGACAGGTTCTACTTCTTCTATCACAGTTTGTCCTATTTCTTCCGGTATAGGTTTTAAAGACATCTTATCTGGACTATACTTTATTAATTCAAAAAACCTATCTACTAAAGATTTTAACTCTGAAAAATCGTTCTGACTCCCTTTCTCAATCTCCGGAGCTTCTTGGTCATACATGTCCTTGTAATATTCTCTTACGTATTCCATATCGTTGTTTTTTATAGCTTCTTCTAATTTTACTTTTGGTGATGCCATTTAAGATGTTTTCCTATTTTTAACGAATAATAGATTCTTCATGCTATTTGAGAGAAACTCTATCTTCTTGTCTAAATCTTCTATTATTGTGATTTTTGCTTTATTTGACAATCTTTCTTCTTCTAACGCTTTTGCGTGTTGGTCGTTTCTTTTTAAATAAACTTCTTTTTCTTTAAACCCATAAAGGCCTTCACAATTTTTTATTTCTCTTCCTATGATGGAATTGATATTTGCCTCACACCAATCCACGTTAGCTTTTAATTGATTCATTTGTATTTTTATGTATAAAGAATATTGGGATAACTTTATTTGATAAATACAAAGTTCTTCTTTGTCCAAGGTTTTTAGTTGTTGACGAGTGCAGTTTATTATATTTTGTATATCGTCTGGAACTTTTATATCTGGAAAATTTATTTTGTTTTTAAATATAGCTAAATCTTGTTTTATACTCATTTTAATATTTCTTTTAATTCTTCTAAATCAAATATAGTATATAATATTATGTCATTAATTTCACAGAAAAACTTCTTTGTTTCATCTCTCTTTTTTTGAGAGACTAAGTCAGATTTGTCTTTGTGAAAAAATGGAACATATTCTAGATGTTGTTTCCCTTGTATTTCAAAAGCTATCTCTCTTTGAGGAAGATAGAAATCTAGAGACAGTCTTGTTCCGGGAATAGTTATATCTTCAACTATAGGATCTAAGGGGTATCTTTTTTTTATTTGTTGTCCAGCTTTATATTGGATTTTACTTCTACAGACATTCTCTTTTTTTAAAGGATATTTTGAAGTGCTAACATTCCAAACTATAAAATCATGCGGAGGATTTGGAGATTTTACTTTCATTTGAATGTTCCGGTAGAGAGATACTTCTAATCTTTTCTTCTAGTTCTTTGACTACTTTAGGATTTTCGTTCATATATTTTATAACGTTATCTTTTCCTTGAAATTTTTCTTGTGTTTCAAGATATGTATACCACGCCCCTTTTTGTTCTATCATTCCAATATCTGTTGCTATGTTAAACAGATCCGTGGTTGTATCTAATCCTTTGCCAAAAATTATCGGAATACAAACTTCCATTCCCGGAGCACCTAAAGCAGAAGCCAATACAGCAAAATGTGCTAAATGACCTATAGTATTTTTGCTTTTATCTTCTATTCTCTCTTTATAGATTCCTTCTAACCAAACAGATGCTCCGTATTGTACAGCGTTTCCTCCTACAGAGAATGTTCTTTTTCCCATTCCCGGGCTTGGATTTGCTATCATATGAGTCAGCACAATTAGAGTTGACTGTGTTACGGACAATATCTGAGAAGACTTTCTAAGCATTTTATACATTAAAGATGCTATTGAAGCCATTTTTACAGAATCGCCTATATTGGTGCTTAGTTCTGACTCTGGACAAAGAGCGGCGATTGAATCAAGAATTACTATGCATTTAGGATAATCCTTTAAAGTTTCAAAAATTAAATTTAGATAGTCTTCAGCAGTCAATATCCTATTTTCGTTTGATCTTATTATATTAAATCTTTCTTTGTCTATAAAAGGAAAACAATCAAGTAGCTGTGTTCTTAGTCTTCCTTCTACATCAAAGAAAAATACTTTTTTATCTTTATCTATTCTCTGGCAATTTTGAGCATAATGCAATGCTAAAGAAGTTTTTCCTATTTTTGCTTTACCGCTAAGTAAAACATTGACTCCTTCAGGAATCCCTCCAGAAAGCCCCATGTCTAGAGATAATATTGTAGGAAATACTTTTCCCTGTGTTTCTTCTAGATGAGATGCCGGTATAATGAAATTGTCTAATACTATTTTCCCTTTGTCTTTTTCAGCCATGTTTATAACTCCGACATCAGTGTTGTTTGCGTTTTTCTTTTTTGAACATCGGTGACTACGTCTTTATTTTTTGAGTTCATAGATTTTTTTACTTTTTTAGATAATTTTTTCATTTCTTTTCTATAAGATATTTCACTTTTCCAAAGATTAAATATCATTCTTTGTTTTTTAGAATCGTCTAAATAACAGATATATATCAGCTTTCTTTCTTTTATGTATGATATTATCACTTTAGGACTGAAAGAATATAATAGCCAATTTATATTTACGATTTCTAATGCGTATTGTTTTGCTAGATCTTTATATTCAGGATGTTTGGCTAAACTATCTTTTTTCCAAAAAGCAAAAGAAGGAAGAGAAGACTGTCTTTTGTTTTTCTTATTTTTCCATTCTATGAAATTCTTTATTAACATTTCTGCCATATACGAATTAGCAGAAATTTTAGTTCCCGGAGCAAATATACTTTTGAATTCTTTATCCATNATAAACACCTATTAATTTTTCAAGCATTTTGATTGTTCCTTATTAAAAATGGGTCGTCGTCTTTTATAGGATAATGTTCTCTTATTGTGCAAGTCATTCCTGAATTATATGTAAGTTTTACCAATTCTCCTTTTTCAATCCATCCAAGAACGAAGAGATGTTCTACATCTCCTGAAAAAGAGGCTAATATTTTATTGGAAAAAAAATAACCTTCACAATGTTCTGGAGCGTGTGCTCCGTTGAAATTTGTGTCGTCTATAAGATTACAAATTCCGAAAAGGTGAAGAGTTTTTATTTTTATTTTATTTGATTCTACGAAGTCTTTTGTCTTTAACCATTGTTTTGAGTCTTTTAAATCAAATAACTTAGTCCCGTCACTAAGTTCTAAACACCAAGATACGGTTAAAGACCGGTCTATTTTTTTATTCATTTAATATTTATCTGATCTTTGAGACTGACCTTTAGTTCTTATAAAAAAACCTCTCTTGTCTATAGTGTCTTTTTTGCCAATATTTTTTATATTCTTATCTTTTTTAGGAGTCACTATATTTTGTTGTTCTCTGAGACCTTCTTCTAAAATAGTTTTTATTTTATCTGAAATATTTTTGTTAGATTCTCTGAAAGAAGACATGTGACTAAGTTCATAACAAATTTTCGAATATAATTTTTCTATCTTTGGTTTTGTCAGGATTGATTTTGCGGACATTGTTATATGAACTTATGTTTATTTGCTTGATTATATAAATATGAATTTTTTGTTTCTATATATTCTTTATATAACGAATACGTGACTTTGTTTATTTCTTGAAATTTGAACATAGATATTTTTGATCCTTTGTATCTTTTATCAAAATCCTCGAGGTTGTCAGATATTATGTTAAATAATCTATTGGTATCAGAATGAATTTTTGCGTAGAACCTTGTCCCAAATTCTGAATTTACTTTTTTTAATATAGCAAGTTCTTCTGAAGAAGTTTCTTCTGATTCTTTATTTATTAATTCTATTTCTGTAAGTTTATTATTCTTATCATTTAAAAAATCTTCTACAAAATTATCCATCGTCATATTTTAACCTATTCCCACATCTAAAATTAACAAAAGCTCTCCTGTAGAACTCTCTGAGGGAGTCACGTCATTTATGATTGTTTTTTGAGATTTGGACTCAATTGGACCATAACTTAATAATCCTTTTATTTTATGCGTTCCAGAACTTGATTTTGGAGAATAAGGAGACAAAGCTTTTACAGAAGTCGTTGGAGATCTTGGGTTATCTTTCTCTCTGATTATAAATTCTACTAAATTTTTTCCAGTGGCTTCACAAGTAAGGATAGCCATATCTGCTTTGAACCCTTCTTTATCTACTGTTTTGTATACTATTCCCATTACATTTTTCCTGTCATTATGTATGCCTCTTTTTGTTTAGGGGTCATTTTTGCTAGAGTTTCTGTTCTTTTAAACTTTTTCGTTCTTTCTTTTCTTTTTTGATCATATTCTAAAGCTGATTTATGTAACTTTCCTTCTTTTACCATTTTTTCTGTGGTTTTGTTTGCTAAATCACCAATTGTTTTTGGTTTTTTAGAATCGATTATTCCATTTACATGATACACTTGATAAAGAGATTTCTCTTTACATTTTGGACATTTTTTTGGCAATTTTTTTTTCATACTTTGAACTATTTCAAAGTTGTAATCGCATTTATCACAATTTAATTCATAACAAGGCATCTTTTTAATTATCTACAAGAAAGTAGTTATTATATTTAGGCATGTTTTTTTTGTTTGATATCTTAGCATGACTATATTTTGAACCACTCTTCTTTAAAAATCCTTTTTTCACACCTTCTTCACATAAAATCATAGCATATAGACTATGTGAAAGTTTTTTTTCTTTTATCATTTTTGCGTATTTTGGTTTTAGTATTGGAAAATCTACTATTCCAAAATTATTCTTATATACTATTATAGTATCTAAACAACAATCTATTTCAAATTCTTGTAAATTATAATCAGGATTTATAACGATTTCCATCTCTCTCCCAAGTCTAATTTCCCCATAAATTCTTAAAAGATCATTTTTATTCTCAAGAACATATCTATGATAATTCATCGGTTTTTCCTTAAAAATAATATTTTCTACTAAATATATATACACTTATTAATCAAGCCCTGTGCTGCCAAATCCTCCAGAACCTCTTTCTGTATCGCTTAATTGACTTATCTGGATAAAATTGGCTTGAACGATAGGGCAAAAGATTAACTGAGCTATTCTCATGTTAGGAGAGATTATATAGTCTTTTTTGCTATAGATTGACTAATAGTACTTGCAGCTCTCCTCTGTAATCATTATCTATAGTTCCTACGCAATTAGCAACAGATATCCCTCTAGAAGCTAGTCCGCTTCTAGGTCTTATTTGGGCTTCATAACCTGGGCACAAACCCATATCTAAAAATATAGCCCGTAGGTATTTTCTTTATTTGATTTGGTCTGATTTCTATATTTTTTTCTATTATTAGCTCTTATGTCTGCTCCAGAAGCAAACTCTGTTTTATATTCTGGAACTTGAACATCTTTTTCTAATTTGATTTTTACGATTATTTTTTGTTGTTTGCTCATATTAATTAAAGGATCCTGTTAGCCAATAGTTTTTACATTTTGTATTGTATAAATATTCTATTTTTTCTTTTATTTTTGTTTTGTCATAATATTCTAAAAATTTATAGGAAGAATTATCTTCGTTTATATAGCTAAAATCTACTTTTTCAAAGATTTCAAAAAAATCGCAAATAGTCTTGTAATCTCTTTTTATAATATTGTGTATTTCTATATGAAAATTTATTTTGTTTTTTAATATATAGTCTTTTATAGTTGGTAAAATTATAAATTCGGCACCTTCAACATCCATTTTTATAAAATTTATATTATCTATATTGTTTTTATTTATAAAGTCTAAAAGATTATAAGATTCTACTGAAAATTTTTCTTCATCATCTTCTACAAAGATAGAATCTACTCCTAAGCAATTTGTTTTTCTTAATTTTACTATTCCTGTTTTATCAGTAATAGCGGCTTTATATACTTTTGTGTTATAAATATTGTTTATTTTTATATTTTTATTTAATATTTTGTTTGCTAGTTCATTTGGTTCAAATGAATATAATTGGTCGCATCTTTTAGAAATAAGAATAGTTTACATTACTATCCAAGCTCCTATATCTAAAGAATTACCTTTTTTATTTGCAAATCTATTTATAGCTATAAGAGTAGAGGGTTCCCAATTATAAGGAAAATTTTGCCATATTCTTAATTCTGAGGGTTCTGCTAATTGAAGAGGCCTATTATCTATATTATATGTGCCGATGTTCATGATTTATTAACAAGCTCCCCAACCGCAATTTTTACAAGTTTTACACCCTGATTGATATTCTAATCCTTCGCTTTTACAATTCTCGCAAATTTTATCTGTCTTTGTACCATCTTTTACATGTTTAGATAAAAATTTTACTACAGCGAATAATAAACTAGATACGTTGTATCCATCTATTTCTTCTAAAACAGATATTATCTCTATGATAGGAATATTGTGTCTAAGATTTAGAGATATCATTCTGGCTAGTTTGTCATGCGAAAAGTCTGTCTCACATTTTTCAACCGTACTGTCTATTATTTTTTTATTTATTTTGTTATCTAAACAAAGGTCTCTTAAATATCTGCATGCTCTTCCACAAACTACAGATTCTTTTTTAGAATTTGACTTTATCCATAAAGCAATAGGAAGAGATTGATTTACGTCTTCTGGATGATAAGAGAAATGTACATAACACTTATATCCTTCTATTTTTATTATGTGAGTATTTCCATTTATAAATTCGTGAGGAAGTTTTACAGAATCTTTTTTTATGACTTTGTCTGGCTGTTTTTCTATTTGACTAATTACAGCAGACATTGTTCCTTCTCTATAAGTAGTGACTCCTATCAAATTATTTTTCCAAGCATTTGTATAATAATCAGACATTTCAGAAAGCTTAAAGTTAGCTGGTAATAACAAAGTCTTTGAAATACTTTGCTCTACCCATTTTTGAAACGCTCTCATAACTTGAACATGGTCTTCAACTTTTAGATTTTTAGATAATGTATATCCCTTTTCAGATTTTGGAATTTTATTTAACCTTCTCCATCTTACTCCATAATCTTCTACTACTTCGCATTTGCAAAGACCTCTATTATGAGGTTCGTATAGATATTTTTGACCCTCTATAGTTCCTATGTAGACTATATCTTTTCCTTGCTTTGTTTTTGAAAGACGTTCTTTTATATTATCTTTATTTATTCCTTCAGGCCAATTATTACATATATAGGTTCTTTCATATTTATCGTACAACACGGGCTCTATTCCATTCGAAACATTTCCGCACAAAATCATGCTATTTCCTAAAGGAGGGTTTGTAGTGCATTTTGCGTTTCTAACGCCTGTGTTTTTTATTTTTTTCTGTATTTCAGGAAAACTTTTTAACAT